CGACCGGCGGGGCCCCGGCGATCGTCACCCGCCTGGCCATCACCGGCATCTCGCTGCCGGTCGTGCGCACGGTCAAGGTGGGCGCGCAGGACGACGCTGCCATCGGCTCCGGGGTACGCGTGGAGTGGCCCGGCGAAGTTCCGTGGGCGAACATCTACGACGCGCAGGCCATCGCCACCCGCATTGTCGCCGTCTACGCCCGACCGCGGCCGTCGGTGACGATCAGCATCAACGACCTCGACGCCACGTACCGGGCGCAGGTGACAGCTCGCAGGATCGGCGACCGGATCACGTTCCGCGACGACGACCTCGGCACCAACACCGACTACGTCATCGAGCAGATCACCCACCGGATCACGAAGATGGGCGCCTCGCACGACGTGACGCTCGCCTGCCAGGTCGTCGACCCCACGCAGCCCACCAACGCGCTGACGTTCGACGTAGCCGGCAAGGGCTTCAACGACGGCGCGTTCTCCACCGCCGGCATCGACAGTCCCGCCTCGGTGTTCCGCTTCGACACCGCTGGCCAGGGCTTCAACCAGGGAGCGTTCGCATCGTGAAGGCGCAGACATACGTCAACTGGGGTCGCCTCGTCGTGGAGTGCCCGCGCGAGGGTTGCGGCGATGCCCGCGAGGTCCAGCCGGGTCAGGCCTCGGAGGCCTGCGTCAACGGCCACCCGATCACCCTCGACTGGCCGCCCAGGATCGCCGACGTCATGGCGGAACTGTCCGAGCGTCCGAACGCGCGCAACCGCAACTGGTTCCCCGCCGACCACCCGCTCGCCGTGGCCACCGGCCAGCCGCACGGCCAGGGCCTGGCTGACCTGAAGGCCGAGGCGAAGCATCACCGCGGACTGGTCGCCGACAAGACCGACCAGGTGCGGGCGGCCATGTCCGCGCTGGGCCTGGAATTCGACGCCACCACCGGCCTCGTGAAGGGACTCTGATGGCCTGGTCCACACCACTCACGGCGGTGTCGAATGCGACGCTGACGGCGGCGCAGTGGAACGCCTCGGTACGTGACAACCTGCTGATGACCGCGCCCGCGCTCGCCACCACCGCCGGCTCGTATTTCGCAGTGACCGGCACGAATGCCATCGCCCAGCGCATCCCCTCGTTCAGCTCGCAGAACGGGGTGGAGACGACCACATCGGCCTCGTATACCGGCACCCTGTCCGGCGGTGCGGGTACGGCCGGACCGTCCCTGACCGTGACCACGGGCACGAAGGCCCTGGTGATCTGGGCGTGCAGGCAGAGCAACAGCTCGGCGGGTGCGAACGTGTGGACGTCGTACGCGGTGACCGGTGCGTCGTCGATCTCACCGTCGGACAACTACGCCTTGTCCTACGACAGCCCCGTGGCGGGTTCCACCTGCTATCACGCGTACTCGGCGCTCGAAACGAGCCTGACCGCCGGCAGCAACGTGTTCCAGATGCAGTACCGGGCCAGCTCGGGCACGGCCAGCTTCGGCCAGCGCAGGCTCACCGTCCTTCCGTTCTGAGGAGAAGGGTATGGCCCAGTTCGTGCACCAGTACGTATCCGCATTGCTGGCCAGGCAGGCCGCCGTGGGGCAGCAACTGGGCGTCGACGTCTACGGCATCGACCGGGAGTTGTACGTCATCAACCTGACGCTGCTGACTGCCATCGGCGTGGTCATGAAGAAGGTCAGCGACGTCGCGCCGGCGGTCACCGACGCCGTATGGATCGACGCCCTGAGTCAGGCCCTCGACGGCACGTGGCCGCCCGACGTGCTCAACCAGGTAAAGCCAGGCACCACGCCGCCAGTTTGAAGGGAGCCCGCCGTGGCTCAGTCACCCGAGTACCCGGACCTGAAGTGGGTGCCGCCGAAGTCGTGGACGAACGCCAACCGCACCAAGGTTGACCTGATCGTCATCCACACCACCGAGGGTAGCGCCCACGGTCAGTCCGCTGAGGACGGTGCCGCGTATAACACCCGGCGCACCGACGGCACCAGCGCGCACTACTTCGTCGACAGCACCAGCACCGTGCACTGCGTTCTCACCGCCGACCAGGCGCACTGCGCCCGCGCGCAGGGCAACCGCCGCGGCATCCAGTACGAGCTGTGCACCCGCGCGTCGTCCTCGCCGTCGACGTGGGCGAACGACTACCACGACGCGATGCTGCGACGGGCCGCGAAGCAGGCCGCCCGCGACGCGAAGAAGTGGAACATTCCGGTGCGCCACCTGACCGTCGCCCAGGTCGCCGCCGGCGCGAAGGGCTTCTGCGGCCACTACGACATCACCCGCGCGTTCCCGCAGGACAACGGGAGCCACACCGACCCGGGCCCCAATTTCCCGTGGTCCCGCTTCCTGGACATGGTCCGGGCCGAACTGGAGGACGAGGACATGCCCACAGCCCAGGAGATCGCCGACGCCGTCTGGGACCAGCAGTTCACGCTGCCCGACGGCCGCAAGGTCAGCCCGCAGACCATCCTGAGCTGGATGGACGCGGGCGAGCTCGACACCCGCAAGCAGGTGCTCACTGCCATCGCCGCGCTGGCGAAGAAGGACGATGTGGACGAGGCCGCCCTGGCCGCCGCGCTCGCCCCGGCCGTGGCCTCGTTGGTCGTGGCCAGCCTGCCGCAGGGCTCGGACCAGATCAGCCAGGACGAGGTCACCACCGCCATGGAGACCGCACTCCGCAACGCGTTCGCCAGCTGATGGTGGGAGGCCGGCTCCTCACTCGGATCGGCCGGCGCGGTGCCGCGCTGCTCTTCTTCGCCCTGCTCGACCTGGTCTACGCCTACGCCCTGCTGACCGCACCTCTGCCGCTGACGCCGTTCTACGCCTGGATGGACGCGATCATGCCGCTGTCGGCGTGGGCGGCGTGCTGGGCCGCGGTGGGCGTGACCTGCCTGGTGTTCGCGTTCATGATCCGCGATACGGCAGCCTTCATGGCTGCCATCGCACTGAAGGTCGGTTGGGGCCTGCCCGCCTTCTTCGGCTGGACGAATGGAGCGGTGCCGCTCGGGTACCTGTCCGCCGTGATTTGGCTGGCCTTCGCTGCGTTCGTCTACCTGATCGCGGGAGGGATACCGCCGGCACCTCCATCGGAAAGGCGGTGGCTGTGGAGCCGATCCTTGGGCCGCTCCTGACCCTGGTCGGTGTCGTCGCCGCCGCCTATTTCACCTACCGCGTCTCTACCCGCAAGCTGCGGTCGGACACCGGCCAGCAGATGATCGACCAGCATCAAGAGGACATCAAGGAGCTGCGCGCGGAGCGCACGAAGGACAGCTCCCGCATAAGCGCCTTGGAGCGTCAGCAGCGGATCCAGGGTGACTACATCGGCGAGTTGCGCCGGCACATCGCCGACGGTCGGCCGCCGCCCCCGCCGCCGTACCCGGACGGTCTGATCACCTGATCCCCGCTTGACATCAGCGGCCCCGATTTCACGTCGCGGCCCGAACGCTTGCATTCCGGCAAGCACTGCTGAAGGAGTTCCTATGCAGGTCTACGGAAAGTTCTGGGCCTCGTTCGTCTACGCGGTCGCCGTCGTGGCCGTGCCGCTGTTCTCCGGCGACAAGCACATCGACCCGTCCGAGGGCGTCGCGATCGGCATCGCCGTGTGCACTGCCGCGCTGACCTACCTCGTGCCGCTCGTGCCGTCCGCGCCGTGGGTCAAGACGGCTGTCGGCGCGGTGCTGGCCGGGCTGCAGGTGGCGACCACGGTCATCATCGGCGGGGTCGACGGCAACGACGTCATGCTGATCGCGGCCGCCGTGCTCGGCGCGCTGGGCATCGCACTGGCGCCGGCAGTGTCGACGACCGGCACCGGCGTCGGCTGGGGCTCGGACTCCCCGGCGCGGGTCTGACCGTGAGCACGCCGGGCCCGCCGGACATGGCGCTCGTGGTCATCGGGAACGTCCACCACGTCCTCCCGCGCGAGTGGCGGGAGTTCCACTCCCGGGCGTTTACCGAGATCGAGGCCGCTGGCGCGGCGGTCGCGGGCGAGTGGTTCAACGAGCCGCTGAGCCGCCACCAGAACGCGTGCTGGCTGATCGAAGTTCAGCCCGGCATCGTCAAGCGGCTGAAGGAGATGCTGGCCGTCGTCGGCCGGGACTACGGGCAAAACGCCATCGCCTGGTACGACGTGTGCCGCAACGAGTACGTGAGCTAGCCTGGATGGCATGAGGCCGCACCTGCAGTAGGGCGGGTCTTGCTACGCCGGGAGAAACGACCCCGCCCTGCCCCCACTCACGCGTACCGGCATCCCAACTCAACCGCCCCCGCTCGACCCTCACGGGTCCGGCGGGGGCGGGATTTTTGTGTCCTCAGCCCGGACGGTGCGGCTGGACGAGGACCCACAGGTAGTGCACCTCGCCCTCTTTGTCGGTGAACTTCACCCACCCGCCGGTGCCCCACGGACTGGTGCCCAGCACGCCGTGTCGCTCGTACGCCGGGTCATCATCCAACGTCGCGACCAGCCTCTCGGCAAGCTGCCGGGCCAGCTCAGCGTCCTCGGACACGGGTCAGTCCTCCTCGGCAAGCTCCGGTCGGTGCTGGCGAATCCATGCCTCCACCGCCGTGGATTTCCACACCTTGCCCATCGCGAGCTCGCGCCACGGCTCGGGGAAGTCGCGGCGGCCCATGATGATGTACGCCCGCTGCCGGGACACGTGCAGGCGCGCCCGGATCTCCTCGGGGCCCATTGGGAACAGCTCCGCCATAGCCCAGACGGTAGACAGCCAGTGATCTTGGCGTGACGTAAACCGCACGATGGGTCTAGAACATAGGGTTGTCATGGCGTAACCTCCCCGCTACGGAGGTGGCGGGTTGAGGAGTCTGGCCGCGAGCCTGCTCCCCGCCACCTCCGCCACCGACGACGCGGCGCGGAGGTCCCACCGATGAACGCGAAACGATTCCTGTGGCCATTCACCCGACGAGACCGGCGGCTCAACACCGTCAAGGAGTGGCAGCGCGAGGAGCGAGAGCAGCGCGAGATCGACGCGGCGCGCTCCCGACTGCTCGGCACAGCCGCCACCACACGCGAATGGAACTACCGCCGCGACGACGAGGCGCAGCCGTGACCGCCGAACTGCCCGAGCGCGGCGACCTCGTCGTCGTGCTCTGGCCCGACGGCGACTACGACTTCGAGATCCAGTTCCAGTACGCCGAGCCGGTCGACGCGACCGGCTGGCGGGTGCTGAGCGGCTCGGTGATCAAGCCCGAAGGCGTCCAGCACCGAGGGCTTCGCAGCTTCTACGTGAAGCCGGTCGACCCGCCGCGCAAGTTCACCCTGCACCCGAAGCTGCTCTAGCCGGTCACCTTGGCCAGGCACTTGATGCCACTGGTCGCCGTGCCGTTCAGGATCGTGGACTCGTCGTGCCGGACGATGCCGCCGGCCTTGATGGTCGCCACCCGCACGGTGTCGGTGTCGAGCCGCGCGCCGGATCCGTCGCGGTACTCGATCTCCACGGTCGCGGCCCGAGCCTCGTCGCTGGTGTTCCTGATCATGAATCCGACCGTGGCGGTCGACAGCGTGCCGGTGCTCGCCTCGCAGCTGACCACGGTGACGTCGAAGTTGGCGGACGCCGGGCCGCGCAGCCGGTTGGAGATGCCGGCGAGCACCAGCACGACGACGCCCGTGATGGCCAGCATTGAAATGATGCCGGCTGGCGACGTCCAGAACGCCAGCTTCGGGTTCGGCGGCTTGACGGGCGGACCTGCCGGGGCGTAGCCGGGCGGCGGCCCGTACGCCGGCTGCTGGGGCTGCGGCGGCCAGTACTGGCCGTGCCCGGCCGGCGGCTGGTTCTCGGGGTAGGTCATGGTCCGTCCTTCGTCAGCAGGGGTGATGTTTGGCCGCGAGGACCCGAAGTGTGGGCCCGGAATGGTGATCTAGCAACGGTGAGTAAAGGATCTGTCTGTTTGGGTGATGAAGTGGCGCCTGATGAGTGAGTTTCACGCACAGCTTGTCCGTTTCGCGCACCGTCACGGACGATGCATCCAGCGGTTACAGACGGGTTAACTCGGAGATCTCGCGGCCACCCCACCTGCAACAACAGCCGAGGAGTGCCACTCTCGTGACTCACGCCGTCATCTTCATACCGGCCGCCTTCAGCGTCGCCGACTACGCCGCCCAGTGCCTGGCCTACTGCGCCTCGCGGGGCTACGAGGTCGCCGGCATCATCACCACCAACTGGGCCGCCGTCGTGTCTGTCCTGGCCGCCGAGGCCGCCCAGGTCGTCGTCGTCGCCCGGCCCGACCACCTCGACCCGAACCGCGTCCCCCGCATCGAGATCGCCGGCCAGCCCGCCGCCCCCGTCGCCCAGAGCCGCAACTCGAGGCACGGGATGACCAGCGGGTCCATCCCCCGCAAGCTGCGCCGGCCGAACCAGGTCTAGGCCGCACGCAGCCCGGCCACCGCACGCTCAAGGGCGTCGTCGCCGACCTCGACGTAGATCTGCGTCGTCGCTGGCGAGGCGTGGCCGAGCAGCCGCTGCACCGCCAGGATGTCCCGGGTCGCCTCGTACGCCTCGGTGCCGAACGTCGACCGCAGTCGGTGCATGTGCACGCCGTCGAGGCCGAGCACCCGCTGGAGTTGGTAGTTGCCGCGGTGGCTGACCTGCTGCCGGGTCAGCCGCTCACCGCGCAGCCGCCCGCGGGTCTCGACCGCGACCGGCCCGGGCGGCAGCTCCTGGGCGAGCGCCCACACCAGCGGATGCGTCGGCACGTACCGCGGCTTGTCGCCCTTGCCGTGCAGCAGCACCCGCCGCTCGGTGATGTCCCCGGCGTCGAGGTTCGCGAGCTCGGTGCACCGGGCGCCGGTGAAGCAGGAAAGCAGGAACCAGTCCCGGTAGGGCCGCGCGGCCCGGGCGAGCAGCTCGATCTTCTGCACCTCGGCGATCGGGTTGGGCCGGCCGCGCGGCGCCGAGACGATCGGCAGCTCGGCGGCCGGGTTGTAGTCGAGGCCGCCCTCGCCGGCCTCGGCCCGCCGGACCGCCCACTCGTAGAAGCTGTTGACGATGATCCGGCACAGCTTGCGGTGGGCCCTGCCGTGGCTGTCGCTCCAGATCCACTCCTTCAGCTCTTCCTCGCAGGCGGACCACACGCCGTAGGGCATCTGGCGGTCCATGCGCCGCAGGATGTCGGTGTAGGTGTCGATGGTGCTCTCGGCGCGGCCGAGGTCGGACAGGTGGCGGGCGTAGTCGGCGATGTGGTCGGTCATCGCTGGGCTGCCGTGATCTCGGCGCGGACCAGCCGCTCAGCGGCGAGCACGTTGCCGATCAGCTCGATCGCTCGGTCGCTGCCGAGGTGGGCAACGTGCCGCGTGATGGATTGGATCGGGCCCAGGACGGCGGCCATCAGCATTGCCTCGCGCAGTGCGCCTTCGGGTCGAGCGGCATCCGAGCGCATCCTGGCGGCGAAGTGTTCGATCGTGCCGTACTCGACATCTACGGGGGCTACGGTGCTCATGGGTCGCAGGGCTCCTCTGCGGTCAAGGTCTCCGGGTGGTGTTCGCGCACCGGCCCGGGGGCCGTCTTTGTCACTCGATCGTGGTCCTGCGGTCACTCTCCGGCCATCGGCCGAACTCCTGGCCCTATCTGTGTCGGGCGCCGGCGTGATGCCGGGATGGCCGATACCGGCCGGGTGGCATCGCGTCGCCCAGGGCTGTACGGACCCCCGCCGACGACCACGTGGCGGCTGGGCCGGGCGGCTGGGCGAGGAGTGATCGGCCGGTCGGGCATCGGCCGAACGGATGAGTTGACCGGAACTATCGTTTGGGTGACTCGATCGCCCGCTGCTCCCGCCCCTCGGGACGACCTCGGCAGAAGGTCGTGAACGCTCACACCCAGGGCCTCGGCGATCAGGCTCAGGTCGTTCAGGTCGATTGGCTGCTTACCCCGCAGTCGCAGTGAGACCCACATCTCGGTCTTCCCGATCGTCCGTGCCAGTTGGGCCTGCGACATGCGCCGGCGCCCCCTGACCGAGTCGATCTCCCGTGCGACCAACTCGGAGAGCGTCGCGGTGCGCTGTTCCGGTGTCGTCGTCATGCCACACAGTCTCATGGCGTCACGCCATATCGTCAACCCCATGTAATGAATCTATCGCCATGTCTTGACGACCTATCGCTATGTGATAGAGACTCATCGCCATGACAGACGACATCCGCCCTCGGCGAGACGTCGACCCCGTTCGCAAGCAGATCGGCCAGAACGTGCGGGCCGAGCTGGTTCGGCTCGGGTTCGGCCAGGACAAGCTCGCGGAGATGCTCGGCGTCTCCCAGCCGCAGATCAGCAAGCGCCTCGCCGGGACGATCGGCTTCGAGGCGGCCGAGTTGGTGCGGATCGCGGAGACCCTCGGCATCCCCGCCGCCCGCCTCGTCGAGGTCGCGCCTCAGCCCGCCACGGTGAGTGCGGCATGACCGCCCCGAACGCCGAGTTGGCTTACAAGGTCCTCGACCACATCGATGCAGACCCCCGCGCCTGGCGACAGAGCGAGTGGATCGGGGAGAGCGACTGCGGAACAGTCGCCTGTTTCGCGGGCTGGGCCGTGCTTCTCTCGGGCGCAACCATTCACTCGGCTGGCGAGGTCGTCGTGGACGGCCCCGAGGAACTGATCGGCCTTGACGTGCCCGAGGCGGCCGACAGGCTGCTGAACATCTCGCCGAAGATTTTCCCTCTGGACGCCGCCGATCCGTATGACGGGCTTCTTGCCCGCGATGCCCTCGGCGAGGCCATCGCCCGGATCTTCGGCCCGCGCCCGGCGGCGACATCGTGACCACCCACCCGCCCGGCCACCCCTCCGGCCCGACCGGCCCCGGCCGCTTCTGCGGCTCCCGCGTCGAGCACGAGGCTCACCCGTGGTCTGACTACGGCATGCCGATGCACTGCGACGGTCTCGGCGAGCAGTTGCCCCGGCTCGGCGAGGTCATCCGCGACACCGAGCGGCTCCTCGCCCAGGCCCTGCACGTCCTCAGCCGCGACATCGACCCGGCGGCGCTGCCCGGCGGCGACCCGGACCGGTCGCGCTGGTACCTGCAGGACGTTGCGCTGAACATCGCCGCTGCCCAGCGCGGGCTCGGCCGCCTCGCCGCCGCGCATCTGCCGCCGGTCGGCTCCGCGGTCAAGCTGCCGGCCCGCAGCCCGGCCGAGGTGGAGACGGAGCGCATCGACCGCGGCGGCTTCAACCCACACACCGAAGTCCGCGTCCACTTCGACGGCACCGTCGACCCGGACGCGTTCGCCAAGGCGGTCCGGGATGTGGCTGCTCGCGAGTCCGCTCGCCGGGGCGGGCGTCTCTGATGGGCCTCTTTGGGCGCAAGGGCGACAAGGGCAAGCCCCCGCCGAGCAAGCCGCCGAAGAAGCCGACCAACACCCGGCCGCTCGGCGGCCCGCCGGTCAAGGGCCGCTGAACTGCTGCGGGCCGCCCGACTGAGACCCGGACGACCCGCTCACCGATCCATCCTCCCCTGCGCGAAAGGCCGATCGATGATGACCCTGAAAGTACCTGCCCCTGCCGCCGCGAGCGAACCCGTCATGCAGCCCGCCGCCCGGCTCTCCGTCGGTGACCGGATCGCCCCCGACTTCCTGCCCAGCCGAGCGGCCGCCGAAGTCGTGGTCGTGTACCCGTTCACCAGCCAGGGCCGGGACTGGGTGCTCACCGCCCACCGCGAGGTCGACGGCGACGGCGTGAACGTCGACTACTTCTACGCCGATGCGGAGATCCCGCTGGAGGCCGTCGCGGACTTCACCGGCCTGACCTACACCCGGGCTGACAGCGAGCCGGACGACCCGACGCCGGTCTCCCCCGCCCGCGGCCCGCTGCGCACCGGCTCCGTCGGCGACGACGGGCTCGTCGTGGACGGCAGCGAGTCATGACCGCGCCCGCCCCGTGTCAGGCCTACGTCCTCGGCGAGGTCCTCGCAGTCCTCGACGGCTCGACCACCGAGGGCGCCGTCGAGATGCGCTGCGACGAGCAGCCCAGCGCCCACGTCCACATTCGCCGGCCCGGCTGGATGTTCCTCGTCGAGGTCTGCGAGCCACACCGGCTCGCGATCGCGGTCAGCGTCGTCGGCTACATCCGCTCCACCTGACCCCGGGGCTCGGCGGTGTCTTCAGCGCTGCCGATCCCCGTACCGCCCGGCCCTTCGTGGGGACTCGCCGGGCACCCGGCCCGGGCCGTGACCGCTATCGCGGCCCGGGCCACCCCACCCAGCAACAACTGCACGGGAGACATAGAGATGGAAATCAACGTCAACGTCGAGGGCGTCGAAGCCCTGGACCTCACCACCGTCATCGCGGAACGCGTCCGCTACGACGAGGACGGCGAACCCGAGACCACCGACGTCACCCTCGGCGAGCGCGTCGCGGCCTTGATCGCGGCGAAGCTCACCAAGGAAGAGGAGTGGGGCGGCCTGCGTAAGCGGTACCTCGACATCCGCACCGAGGTGATCCGCGAGCAGGTCACGCCGATCGTCGCCGAGGCGATCTCCGGGCCGATCCAGAAGACCAACATCTACGGCGAGCCGACCAGCGGCACCACGACGCTGCGCGAGCTGATCATGTCCGAGGTCAGCACGGTTATCAACCAGAAGGCTGACCGGCACCGCAGCGACAGCCAGACCCTGTTGCAGCGCAACATCTCCCAGGCGGTGAAGACCATCTTGGAGAAGGAGCTGTCCGAGGTCTTCGCCGCCGAGAAGGCCAAGGTCATCGCCGCCGTCCGGGCGCAGGCGGCCGACCTGATCGCCAGCGCAGTGAAGCAGGGGATCGGGCGATGACCCAGACCCTGCCGCAGATCACCGAGGTGATCCCCTACAGCCCGCCCGGGACCGTCTACACCAGCGGGTGGACGCCGCGCCCGGACAAGCAGTCCCCGGACCTGCGCCCGCCGACCGACGAGTTCGCCACGCTGGCGAGCCTGCTGGTCCACGAGGCCGACGAGAACGAGACGGTGCCGGTCGTCGACCTGGCCGCCGTGATGCCGCAGCCGTCCGAGCGCCCGCCGGGCTACCGGGGCACGCGCCGGCTGGTGGAGCCGTCGCGTGAGGTGCCGTCGTGGCCGTGGCTGCTGGTGCCCGTGGTCGGCCACGTGCTGCTGGTGCTGGCCCAGGTGGCGCTGCTGCAGGTCGCGATCCGCGTGAGCGGAGCAGTCCTGTGACCCGCCGGGTGAAGGTGGTGAGCGCCGCAGCCGCGTACCTGACCGCGCTGGTGCTGTTCTTCGCGGCCCTCGCGATCGAGTCGCCGCAGGTGTACCTCGCGGCCGGTGTCGGGATGTGGGTGCTGGCGGGTGCTGGGGTGCTGCTGCTCTGGTCGGCCGTCCGCCCGGAGCGGCACGCCCGCCGGGGCGGTGAGGTCCGGTGACCGCGCCGAACGCCGAGCTGGCGTACCGCGTCCTCGACCACATCGATGCGCACCCGGAGCAGTGGCGGCAGAGCCAGTGGGTCGGCGTGGCCGACTGCGGCACTATCGCCTGCTTCGCGGGATGGACCGTCCTGCTTTCTGGCGCGACGGTCCACCCGGCTGGCGAAGTTGTCGCCGACGGCCCCGAGGAGCTGATCGGGATGGACGTGCCCGACGCCGCCGACAAGCTCCTCGGCATCTCGCCGAAGACCCTCCCCCTGATCGTGGCCGATCCGTACGACGGACTGCTCACCCGCGAAGAACTAGGCAAGGCCATCGCCGAGATCTTCGGCCCGCGCCCGGCGGTGACGTCATGAGCGTCATGCGCCGCAGCGCGGACCGGCTGGCGTTGCGGATGCTCGCCCAGCCCGACGGGCACCGCCTCCACGTCGAGCTGCACGAGGCCCTGCGCCGCAAGGCCGCCGAACGGGCCCGCACCCGGCTCGGCCTCGGCGGCGGCTACAACGGCTTCTGGCGCCGCTGGACGTGGTCCGTCGACGACGTGACCACGAACAAGCCGCGGGCCACCGGATGGGCGCTGACCGAGTGGAGCTTCCGCCGGCGCCGGTACGCCGCGTACCTGCGCGAGCTCGACCGGCTGACGGCGGACGGGCGGGCCGAGTGATGGCGGGCGCGTACTGCAAGTTCTGCAACCACCGGTGCTTCGTCTACCGGCAGGTGCTCGTCGGCGGCGAGCAGGTCTGGGCCGGACACATGGCCACCTGCCACGCGGGCAGAGAGCACGACAAGCGGTCCCTCGGCGTGGACTTCGACGGGGCGCACAACCCGAACAGCCCCGACTGCCCGCACTGCCGAACTGCCGCCGGGATGCCTGATGCCTGAGCCGATCGAGCTGCTCGCGCCGGCCGAGACCGGCCCGGACAACCCGCGGTGGCATGAGCTGCGCCGCGCCGGTGTCACCGCGTCGGAGATCGCCGCGGTAATGGGCCTCTCGCCGTGGGACTCGCCGTTCTCGCTGTACTGGAAGAAGCTGAACGGCTGGGACACCGAGGGCACCGACATCATGTCCGCCGGCCGGTACGTGGAGCCGTCGGCGGCCGACTGGTGGATCGCCGAGAACGACCCGCTGGAGAACCTCGTACTGCGCCCGGCCGGGCTGTACGCGCATCCGGACCGGCCGTGGCAGCTGGCCACCCCGGACCGGCTCATCCACATGCTGTGCTCGTGCTGTGACGGGGCGGCGGCCGGTAGCGGCTGCTTTCCCGGGTATGGCTGCGAGTGCTGCCGGAACACCGGGATCGACGGCCCGGCGCACGCGCTGCTGGAGTGCAAGTGGGTGGCCTACTCCTGGGACGGCTGGGGTGAGCCCGGCACCGACGATATCCCTGTCTACTACCGCGCCCAGGGACTGTGGCAAGCCGACGTCCTCGGCGTCGACGAGGTCCACTTCGCCGTCCTCGGCCCGGGCGGCTTCCGCGCGTACGGACCGATCCGCCGCGACGAGAAAGACCTGCGGATCATGCGGGCGGCCGGCGCCGAGTTCCACGCCCGGCTGGAGTCCGGCGACGCCCCGGATCTGGACGGCCACTCGGCGACCCTGGCGGCCCTGTCGCGGCTGCACCCGCTGGTGGGTGAGGGCGACGTGGAGGTCAGCGTCGAGCTGGCCGAGGCGTACCGCCGGGCTCGCGCGCTGAGGAAGCGCGCTGACGCCGTCGTGGACCGGTGCGAGGCCCGCATCCGGGAGGCGCTCGGCTCCGAGTTCAACCGGGCGGTCGTCGGCAAGAAGCTCGTTGCGTCCCGCTCGGTCTACGACCAGTCCGGCGACTCCGCCGAGCTGACCGCCCTGGATGGCGACTGGCCCGTCGTCGACCGCCTCAACCCCGGGAGGTCGGCCAGCTATGTCTAAGGCCAAGACGACACGGGTCAAGACCGAGGGCCTCGCGCTCTGCCTGCACTGCGGCAAGCGACCCGGCTGGACCCGTGAGCGAGCGCGAATGCACGTCGCGAACACCGGCCACATCGTCCGGTACGTCATCGAAGACATCACGATCTACCAGCCACTGGAGGCCGACCGTGCCTGAGACCGTTTCGAACGCCGTCGCCCAGCGGGATACCTCGCCGGCCGCGCTGATCCGCAAGTACTCCACCGACTTCGCCACCGTCCTGCCCACGCACGTCAAGGCGGAGACCTGGGTTCGGCTCGCCGAGGGCGCCCTGCGCAAGGGCAAGCGGATCAACGCCCCGAACCCGAAGGCGCCGGACCACGCCAACCACGGCCGGTTCGAGCTTGAGGTGGCCGCCGGGAACAACCCGGGTGCGTTCCTCGCCGCGCTGCTCGACGCCGCCCGGCAGGGCCTCACTCCCGGCTCGGAGGAGTACTACCTCACCCCGCGCAGGGTCGGCGGCCGGGACGGCAAGTTGGAGATCCTCGGCATCACCGGCTATCAGGGCTACGTCGAGCTGATGTACCGGGCCGGCGCCGTGTCCTCGGTGGTCGTGCAGGTGGTGCGGGAGAACGACGAGTACCGCTATCAGCGCGGCATCGACGAGGTGCCGATGCACCGGTTCAAGCCGTTCGCCCGGGAGGCCGACCGCGGCAAGCTGATCGGTGTCTACGCCTACGCCCGGATGATGTCCGGCGCCGTGTCGCAGGTCGTCGAGCTGAACCAGGACGACATCGACCGGATCAAGCGGGTCAACCCGGCGTCGGGCGGCGAGTACTCGCCGTGGACGAACTGGGAAGCGTCGATGTGGATGAAGTCCGCGGCTCGGCAGCTGCGCAAGTGGGTGCCGACGTCGGCGGAGTACCGCAAGGAGCTGGCCCGGGCGGCGGCCGAGGTGCAGCGCGTCATCGCTGAGCCCAGCATGCCGGCCGGCGTGGACACGCCGCAGGGCGACTTCATCGAGGGCGACTTCAGCGACGACGCACCGGCCGGCGGCGACTGGCCGGAGACCGCGCCCGTGCCGGCGGGCGGTGAGCCGCAGTGATCACCGGACACGTCTGGCGCCCGCCGCAGAACCCGACCGGTCACCGCACCTCTCGACTCGACCGGCCGTGCGAGTTCATGAACTGCCGCCGGCCGCGGTCCGAGCATCAGCGGTCGGTCTCCGGCCGGATGATCCCCACCTCCAAGAGGGCAAGCCGATGACCGCCCCGAGCGTGGTCGGCCTCGACCTGTCGATGACCGCGACCGGCATCTGCGACGACCACGGCGGCACCATCACGGTGAAGCCGCGCGGCAACGGCGACGCCCGCCTCGTCGAGATCGCCGCCGCCGTTGCCGTGATGACCCAGGGCGCAGACCTGGTCGTCATCGAGGATCTGCCGACGCATGCGCACAGCGCGGGCATCACCGGCATGGTGCACGGCGTGGTCCGGCACGTGCTGCAGGTCCAGATGCGGCGGTACGTGCTGCTGACCCCGGCGACGCTGAAGAAGTTCGCGACCGGCCGGGGCAACGCGGGCAAGCCGGAGATGGCGGTGGCGCTGTTCAAGCGTGCCGGGCTCGAGCTGGCCGACGACAACCAGGTGGACGCGTGGTGGCTGCGCGCGGCCGGGTGTCAGCTCCTCGGTCAGCCGCAGGTGCCGATGCCGTCGGCGCAGGTGGCCGCGCTCGACAAGCTGGCCGAGGCGGTGACCCGTTGATGGCCGCGAAGCTGCGCAACCGCCAGGAGTACTGGCAGGCCCGCACCGCCCGTAAGCAGCACGAGTGTGGAGGCGAGCGCGCGGAGTGCGCCGACCGCATCGAGCCCGGTGCCCGGTACGTCGAGATGAAGCTGCCGCCGAACAGCGACATGGGCAACCCCGACTGGTGGCTGATGCGAGTCTGCGTGCCCTGCGCGTCGGGATTCAACCGCGAGCTGGTCGTGCGGCTCGGGCTGGCCGAGGCGGTGAGCCCGCGATGAGCTTCCTTCACCGTCGTGGCCTGACCCGCAAGCTGGTCACGCCCGTCGACCGGCCCGCCGGCATCCACGTCGAGCACACCGTCGCGCCCGTCGAGGCGTCCGCTGACCGGCGGACCCTGGCCCGGGTCGCCGAGGTCGACCGCAAGCTGACCGAGATCCTGGTCATCCCGGCGCCGGTGCGCACGGAGTCGATGTGGCGGGAGCTGGATCGGCTGCTGGATCTGAGGAACGCCATCTGCCCGCTGCCGCCGCTGCCGGACGACTACGCCAGCCAGCCGCGGCCGTTGCCGTTGCGCCGGTCGGTGCCGGTCATCCCGGGGCGTGCGTCGTGAGCTGCCCGTGCGGAGCGCCGATCTGCTCCAACCGCAACGAGAGCTTCTTCACCGAGCGCAAGCGCTGGCCGCACAGGGCCGTCCGGGCTGTCGTGTTCGTCTGGCCGAGCCGGGGCTTCTGGACGTGGTGCCCGGTCATCAACGGGACGCCACGGGACGACGGCCAAGCGATGGGCCACTACGACGACCTTGAGACCGCCTGGGCGGACGCGGATGCCTGGACGCACGGCGGGGAGCGTGCGTCATGACGGCCTCGGTCTACATCTGCGAGTGCGAGCACCCGAAGTCGCAGCACAAGCGGGAGCGGGACGGCTGCCGGGCGGTCGACTGCGGCTGCGCGAAGTTCGAGGCGGACCTGAAGGCCAGCGCGCTGGCGCAGGGCGCGCCGCTGATGCCGGGCGGCGAGTCCACCTCGGCCATGCTGCGCCGCGTCGAGCACGAACTGGCCGCCGTGCTCAACGACCGCGAGGCCACGCTGGCCGAGCGCAACGAGGCCCGGGGTGCACTGGCCCGCGTCGAGCGCGAGCGCGCCGAGCTGTTGAGCATCCTCGCCCGGATCGGCGACGCGCTCAGCCCGACCGGTGAGCGGCCGCAGGAGGCGCTCAGCACCCTCGCCGCCGACGTCGAGGCGTTCGTCAGGCTGCATGACGTCACCGAGGAGCAGCGCGACGAGCTGGCGGCCGAGGTCCGCGTGCTGAAGAACAGCGAGGGCCTCGCCGTCGTGCGCGCGGAAGTCGAGCGCGACCTCGCCCGCGCCGAGCTGGCGTCCGCGCGCACCGAGCTGGAGCAGCTGCGCGTGGAGTACGGGCAGGCCCGTGACGCGCTCGACCGGGAGAAAGAGCGCAGGCCCAGCTGGGTCGTCGCCCGTGACGGCGGCCGGGACTGCGAGTCCTGCGACCAGGAGATCCGGCGCGGCGAGGCGTACGAGCTGCTGGACGGAGCCGACCGGCTCCGCCACGTGCATTGCCCACAGCCACCCAGCATCAGCATCACCCACCGACCCGAAGGAGCACCGGCATGAGCGACGAGATCGAGATCAAGGCGACCATGATCGGCACCTGCACATTCAAGGTCGACCGCGCCGAGTACGAGCAGGCGCTGGCCGACGACGAGGTGGACGACCTGTTCGACGTCTACGTCTCCGACATGGACGAGGAGATCACCTACACCACGCCGGACGGCCGGATCCACGCCTACCCGTCCGGTGAGGTCATCGGCGACGAAAGCGAGCCGTTCTGATGGCCGCGACCGTGCGCGGCGGCGAGGGCGGCAGCTGGCGGGCCGACAACATCGTCTGCACCGTCAGTACCACCATCGACCACGGCACCGTCGTCTGCTGGTACCGCTCCGAGATCGCCGCCGAACACCGCTGGCCCATGGTGTCCGCGTCCCGCAACGGCGTGAAGGTCGGCGAGCACCTGTCCAACGGCGAGGTGACGCCGGGTGTCATGGCCCGCGCCGAGCTGGTGCACGAGCTGCTGCGCCGTAAGCCCGACGCGGACCTGTCCGGCTGGGCGACGCACCGTCGCGAGCGGACGTTCGGCGGGGACCTGGTGCGCGTCGACGCGAAGGGGGCCGACTGTGGCTGAGGAGCGGGACTACCACAACCCCAAGCCGTGCGGGAACCTCCTGCCGCTTGCGCTGCTGCTGATGCCGTACGCCCTGATCCGCCACGCCATCGCCTGCCGGGCCGAACGGCGAGCCAAGGCAGGTGGCGGCCGTGGCTGAGTACCGCGTCGGCCGCCACTGGGGCGTCACCATCGTCCACGAGGGCAACCCCGACCCGAACCCGAAGTGCCATGGCGAGTACCACGGAGCCGACGGCGGGGCATGCGGAGTCTGCGGCTGGGACAGCCACGCACTCAGCCGCCACGACTCCCAGCTCGTCGCCGTGGTCGTCAACGGGGACACCGCGCTGGCCGAGCGGATCTGCGCGCTGCTCAACGCCGACGACCGGTGCTGGCACGGCCCGGACTGCCCCGGCAGCGGCCCGGAATGCGAGCGCGACGCCCCGCTGAAAGGCGGACACCGCGACTGCGCCGCTGCCTGGCACGCGAACCACGGATGCGCCACGGAGCCGTTCGATTTGCTTCCGCCCGCCGACTCGTGCACCTGCGTGTACCGGCCGAACGGCGGACCTGACCCGGCCTGCATCGTCCACCAAGGCCGCCGGGCGCGCGGGCCCAAGCCGCCGAACCCGCCCGGCTGCATCTGCGACGGCTCCGGGCGCACCTGCCCACGGCGCGGGGCGGTGACCTGACGTGGCCGACGCCGTCGTCACCCGCCTCGACCGGCCCTACGGCCAGCAACCCGAAACCCGGGCCGCCGCCGTCCGCTACCTCGAGCGCACCGGCAACGCCGACGTCCTCGGCGCCCTCGGCCTGGTCGACGAGCCGGAGCCGCCGACCGTCGCCGGACGGCAGGTCTGCCCGCGCTGCGGCAAGCCGCTACCCGACCCGATCGCCAACGGCGGCCACAAGCCGTGCCGGCGATCCGCCTGCCGCGCCGCGGCCGCCGAGGAGGCGGGCGACATCCCATGACCGGGCAGCGAAGTGCGAAGCCGGGTGCGAAGTCCGGTGCGAAGTCGCGGGTGCGCCTCGACCCGGACGGCACGCCGTGAAGCCGCCCGCCGTCGACATCTCAGCACGCTGGGCGTGCCCGCGCTGCCCGTACAAGCACGCCGCGCTCGCGTTCTGCCCGGCGCCGGGCGTGTGGCTGGTGCTGGAACTGTGCCCGGCGTGCAACGAGCGGACCGGCCTCTACTGCCGCACGCACCGCGATCGGCGCATGCCGCCGCCCGGCGAGATCACGCCCGGACGGGACGTGCAGCAGTTGGCCGCTGGCGAGAGGGGAGGCGCCTGACACAGCCCGGACATCCACCCGACAGCGGCCGGGCCGCATGCCACACCCATACGACACCTTTGCTCACTCGAAAGTGTCAGCACCGCCCCGGAGGATCCACCCCGTGACCTCGAATGCCCACGAACTAGGCGTCTCGGTAGGCGCCTGGAACGCCCTCGTCCGCCGCGCCCGCATGGGCCGCGAACGCAAGGTGGCGTGCCTCGTGGTGTCCAGCTACGCCCGGGCCAACGGCACCGGAATCCACTGCGGAGTGGCCCGCCTCGCCGTCGACCTGGAGGTCTCGCACCGCACCGCTCGGCGCTACCTGGCATGGCTGCGAGGCATCGGCCTCATCGAGCTGGTGCGCCCGGGAAACCGCCGCCGTGGGCTCTCCGACGAGTACCGCCTGATCCTCGGCCCGGACATCCTGGAGGACCTCGACGTGCCCGACCCGGACCGCTACCGGTCTATGTGCGATGACACGCACGACGCCCGCAACGGCCCTGCCGGCGACCCGGATCAGGGGACACCCAGGATGTCCCCTGATGAGGCCCCGGCGGCCAAGGGATCAGGGGACACCATGGTGTCCCCTGAAAATCGCGATCAGGGGACAAATTCGGGTCGATCAGGGGACATCCTGGGTGTCCCCCCATCTCCCATCTACATCTCCCAAGAAAGATCCATCTCCCACGCTGACGATGAAGATCTTCGTACGGACGTTGCGGTAGATGGGGCGGCCGAAGATTCCCCGAACCCCGATCCGCCGTCGAAGTGTGGACACGGCCTGAGCGCAGCGACCCGCGCCGACGGCCGCCCCGCATGCGCCCTCTGCCGCGTCGAGGCCGACCGCGCCGCCGGCATCCAGCGCTTCGCCCCCGCACGGCCCGCCAATCCGCCGCCGCCCGGCTGGATCGCGCCCGTCATCGACCTACAGACCCGGGAGGCCCAGTAATGCCCATCCGTCCCGAGAACGTCGCCCGCTACCCCGCCGACTGGCCCGCCATCTCCTGGACCATCCGCTGGATCCGCGCGCTCGGCCGCTGCGAATGCCGAGGCGAGTGCGGGATCGTGCCGGAATCCACGCTCGGCCGCTGCCCGATGCGGAACGGCTGGACCAACCCGGTCACCGGCGCCCGCATCGTCCTCACCGTGGCCCACCTCGACCACACCCCCGAGAACGTGCACCCCGCCAACCTCCGCGCCATGTGCCAGGGATGCCACCTGCGCTACGACCGCGAACACCACGCCCAGACCGCCCGCGCCACCCGCGCCCGCCGCCTGGTCGCCGCCGGCGTCCTGCCGCTGCCATTGGAGGTCTCCTGATGGCCAGCACCGACGCCCACTGCCTTCGGTGCGGATCAACCCTGCACCAAGCACCCTGCGGGTGCTGGCTCGACCGCATGCGTCGAGCGCGCTGGTGCGTCGGTAGCTGGGAGCTGCACCAGCCCGAAGGGGACGTCCAGCCCGAATGCTGCAAGGGGACGCCGTGACCGACCTTCGCGACCAGCTCGACGCGTTCGAGGCCGCCGCCCAACGCCTCGCCGAGCGACGTCCCCGCGGCCCCGTAATCTCCCTGACCGACGGCGACCGCCGCTTCGGATTCCTCATCCGCCGCCTACGCCACACCGCCGGCCTCACCCTCGACCAGGTCGCCGCCCGCTGCCACATCACCCGCAAAGGCATGTGCAACCGCGAGCTGCACGCCAGCGCCATGACCGCCGGGGCGCTCATCGAGAGCCTCGACGCCCTCGGCTACGACGTCGTCGCCGTTCCCCGCGCCAAGCGGGCCCATCTCCGGAGCGTCGCGTGAAGCGCCTCGTCGGGATCGTCCTCGGCGACTACCGCGAGATGTGCCGCATCAGCCGCGCCGACCTCGCCCGGCAGATCGCCGAACGCACCGGCCGCGCCATCCCGTCGGTCAACGCCCAGCTCCGCGGCTGGGAGACCGGCGGCCACCCGGCCGTCGGCGCGACGCTCACGGCCGCCCTCGACATCCTCGGCTGCAACCTGGCCCTCATCCCCCGGGAGGACACACCGTGAGCTTCCCGACCGAGCTTGTCGGCCGCCGAGCCATGCGCAAGCAGATCCGCGACCGGGCGATCGCGAAAGCCGCCCGCCTAGGACTCACGATCACCTGTGCCGAGTACACCGATCACAGCACCTGCCGCGGCGCGACCGTGTGCCTTTGTGAGTGTCACGACCCCGAGGAGCGACCGTGACCACGTACCGCACCGGCAACCACTGGGGCGTCACCATCGTCCGCGAGGGCGAGCACGGAGGCGACTGCTTCGACACCTGCAACGGCCACCCCGGCGCCCAGCTCGTCGCGGTGGTTGTCAACGGCGACCAGGCGCTGGCCGAGCGGATCTGCGCGCTGCTCAACGGCGAGGCCGAGCCATGCGCGCACGGACGACCCGGCGGCAAGGGCTGCGGGCCGTGCTCCTTCGACCGTGCCATCCCCCCGTCCAGCCCATCCAGCGCGCCCCTGAGCGACCTTGCGCTGCGGCACGCGGCGACCAGGGTCCGGGCCGCACGTCCCGGCGTCGAGCCACAGACCGCGCTCGCCGTGGTTCGGGCGATGGTGGCGATGGGCTGGAGACCCTCGCCCGGCCCTCTCAGCGCTCCCGTGAGCGCCTCTGACGCCCCAGGGGTACCCGAGTCTGGGTCGGACGGTTCTGAGGGCGCAGAGGGCCGTACGCGCTTCGAGGTCCGGGGCGCAGCGACCTACGAGGACCCGCAGCTGGTGCTCGAATGCGAACGCTGCCGCTGGGACGCCACGATCGACGACCCGCCCACCCTCGCCGAGCTGAACCAGCGCGCCGACGAACACACGGAGGTCTGCCGGTGAACCAGCACGGTTACGCCGCCGTCTACGCCGAGATCATGGGCGACGGAATCCCGCTCACCAGGCAGAACCCGGACTCGATCGTCAAGGCCCTGATGCGCGAGTGCTCCGGCTGCCAGGCACTGATGCCGACCCGGAAGCGCATCAGCCGCATGCACGCCGCATACCGACGGAAGGCCCGCCGATGAACCGCCGCCTGCTCATCGTCCTCACCACCGTCGCCACTCTGATCTGGGCGGGAATGACAGGAGCATTCATGGTCGACGAGGGCATGTCGTTCGGGCTGGCCGCTCTGGTCGGGGCTTCGATCGTGGCCGGTGCCACGATTGGCGCGCTGCTGCTCATCGCCGCCCTGGAATGGGCACTGCGAGGCGACCGATGACCGCCACGACCCCGACGTGCGTCTGCTGCGGGCGGCCCACGGCCGACGGATACGCGTGCCACGCGGACGCCCTCAGCTTGGCCCAGAAGCTGCGAGAGGCCGCCGGGCACGCGGAGGATGCCTGGACCGTGCTGGCCCGTCAGGCGCGCTACGGGACCGGCGGAAGCGCACGCAAGCCCGAGGCCGAACCCGCCCGCAGCGCCGAGGTCAACCGGCGCAACCCCGTCGCCGCCTTCGGATGGCAGGCCAGCGTCGAACGTCCCAAGGCCGGAGGGCTGCGAGCCGAGCCCATACCCGTCGACCTTGGCGCGTCCGAGCGTCTCGGCGACGTCGCCAACACCATCACCGCCTGGGCGCGGCACGTCTGCGAGACCCGCGGCACTGAACTGCCCGCACGCCGGCCGCAGCTCGGCCCGCTGTGCGCCGGCACCTGCGAGCACGGCCCGCTGTGCGCCGGCACCTGCGAGCACGACAGCTGCGCGGGCATCCAGCGGCGCCTGCCGCCGTCCGCGCTCGGTGAGGCCGCGGCGTGGCTCGCCACTCAGGTCGACTGGCTGCGCAAACGGCCCGAGGCTGGCGAGGCGTTCGACGAGCTCACCGACGCCTGCACGAGGCTGCGCGCGCTGGTGGACCGGCCAGCAACCCAGGCACTGGTGGGCATGTGCGACTGCGGCAAGGTGCTCTACGCACCCGACGGGCGCACCGTCGTGCAGTGCCCGGAGAAGCTGTGCCAGATGGTCTGGCACGTCGCCCGCAGCCGCGACATCCTGCGCGACGCCCTGCGGGAGAAGCTCTTCACCGCGGCCGAGGCAGGCCACCTCGCGGCCTACTGGGATGAGCGGACCTCGGAGCAGATCCGCAAGCTGATCTCGATGTGGGTGCAACGCGGGCGGCTGACCGCGCACGGCTGGATCGCGGGCAGCACGGGCACCGACGAGGAGCGCTCGCCGACGTATCGGTTCGGCGACGTCATCGACCGGCTCGCCAACACGCCACGACGGACCGCACGAGCGGCCGAGGATGAGAGGGTGAGCGCGTGAGTGCCATCCCCGGCATGAGCTGGGTCAACGTCCCGCAGCGGCGGGTCTACGTCGCAATGATCTGCGACCGGCACACCGACCCCGTGCCCGAGGTGTTCACCACCGAAGAGGCAGCCATCGCCTACGCCCGCAAGGTCGCCGACGGATGGCTGGTCGAGCAGGTAGGCGGCCACGATGGATGGCTCTACTACGCCTCCCACCCGACCGAGGATGACGCTGTCTGGGTGCTGGCCAAGACCCTCGGCACCCCACCTGCATGACGCTCAGCGACGGTAGTTGCCTGACCTGATCACTCGCTGTACTGTTGCCGCCATCTGGGCAGGTGAAGTGTGCCCAGAGCCAAGACCACGACAGCCCCCGGAGCCACAGCCCGGGGGCTTCGTCGTATCCAGACCCCCGGCAGGGGACCAGCAGGGCGGCCAGGGGCCGGGACACAACCGGGCCGCCCTGCTCACACCTGGCGCTAGGTGGTGGCCATGCCCAGCACGGGTAGCACCGCAGCCCGCGGATACGGCCTGGCCCACGAGAAGCAGCGCAAGGCCTGGGCACCCAGGGTCAGGCGTGGGCAGGTGGACTGCGCACGTTGCGGCCTGCGCATCGGGCCTCACGAGCAGTGGGACATGGGCCACACCGAAGACCGCAGCGCATGGAGCGGGCCCGAGCATCAGGGATGCAACCGCAGAGCCGGCGCAGCGAACAGCCACGCAGTGCGCAAAGGGCTCAAGCACAGCCGCGCTTGGTAACACAGCGTGAGATTACGCAGGGCTATCGACTGCGGAGCGATGCCCGAAAAAATCTAGATCAACAGGTCATAGGACCCCCGCAGGATGCGGCTCTTCTCTCCCCATGCACTTAAAGTCACCGAGCGTCACTTTCGGTCGACCCAAATCGACCGGGATGGCTAACTCTGAGTGAGGTGATCCTCGGTGAGGGTTACCTGCGATCAGTGCGGCGAAGAGTTCGAAGCGCGCAGCATCCGGGCCCGCCTGTGCAGCAACAAGTGCCGCCAGAGGGCGTCCAGAGGCCAGCGAAACGCCGATTCATCGCCGAACATCGTCCAACTGGCGCCCGTTTCGCCGCTCGATGGCTCGGAATTCGCTCTGGTGGACGCCACGCGCCGCGAACTCGACGCAGCCGGGGTTCTAGACACCGTTGCCGGTCATCTGGCGCTTGAGCTGGCCGCTCAGGTGTGCGCCAGCCGCGATACAGGCTCGGCGAAGGCCGCGGCGTCGAAGGAGTTCCGCGCGGTCATGGCCGACGCGCTCAAGGACGTCGCCAAGCAGGCCGATTCGCTCGACGAGCTGGCGTCGCGCCGGCTGAAGCGGGCCTCTGGTGGCTGAGCCGGTCGCGCCGGCGCATCTGTGGATCCCGCCGCGACAAGGTTCGTACGCCGACGAGGCGATCGACCTGGCCGCGATCGCCGGCCGGGAGCTCGACGCCGAGCAGCAGGTCGCGGTCGACGCGATGCTGTCGTACGGGCCGGGCGGCCGGTGGGCGGCACTGGAAACGTGCCGGCTGGAGCCGCGGCAGAACGGCAAGACCGGCGGCGAGCTGGTGCCGGTCGTGCTCTTCGACCTGTTCCTGATGCCGCCGGACCGGATCGTGTGGACGGCGCACCTGTTCCGCACCGCGCGGGACGCGTTCAACGACTTCGACCGGATGATCGCCGCGACGCCGGAGCTGTCGAAGCGGGTCAAGAAGGTCTCCTACGCCAACGGCGAAGAGTCGGTGCAGTTGCACAACGGCGCCCGGCTGGACTTCCTGGCCCGGTCCAAGGGTGGTGGCCGCGGCATCGGCGGCAAGCGGATCGTGATGGACGAGGCGCTGTTCCTGTCGTCCGAGGCCATGGGCGCACTGCTCCCGACCCTCGCCGCGCGCTCAATGACCGGCGACCCGCAGATCAACTACGCATCGAGCGCCGGCGTGCTCGGCTCAGACCACCTGCGGATCCTGCGGGACCGCGGCCGCAAGGGCGGCGACCCGTCGCTGGTCTACATCGAGCACTGCGCGCCCGGATCCTGGGACCACCCGGGCTGCGAGCTGGGCCCGGAATGCCCGCACACAGTCGACACCGACGGCTGCGTCCTCGACGACGAGGACCTCTGGCGGCTGGCGAACCCGTCCCTCGGCCGCCGGATCGCCGTCACCTACATCCGCGCCGAGCGTCGGGCGCTACCGCCCGAGGAGTTCGGCCGCGAGCGCCTCGGCTGGTTCACCGAGCCGGCCGGCGTCGGCGGTCTGCCGCTGGCCGCGTGGTCCGACTGCAAGGATGAGAAGTCCAAGCCGAACGGTCGTCCGGTGTTCATGATCGACGCGTCGCCCGGGCTGAGGTCGGTGGCGATCGTCGCCGCCATGTACCGCCCTGACGGCCTGCCGCATATCGAGGTCGTCGCGCACGGCGCCGGCTCCGACTGGGCCGCACCGCGCGCCGTGCAGCTGCAACGCCACAAGCCGATCGACTGGATCCTCGATCCGGGCGGCCCGGCCGGCGCGCTGTTGCCCGACCTGCTCGCGCACGGCATCGAGCCGCGGCAGATGTCCACCCGCGACCTCGGCCAAGCCTGCGAGGCGTTCGCTGCGGTCGTCACCGACAAGGGCCTGCGCCACCTCGACGACCCGGCACTGAACCGCGCGGTGGCTTCGGCCGGCCGGCGCGAGATCGGCGACGGCCTGTGGGCGTGGTCGCGACGTAAGTCCGAGACCGACATCAGCCCCCTGGTAGGTGCGACCGGCGCCCACTGGGGCCTGTCCGTGTCGCCGCCGCCGCAAGCCCCGCCGCCGGCACCGCAGGTGATCGCAGCCGGCTCCGGTCGGTCCGAGACGAGCGAACTGGCGACTGCCGGTTTCTGACGCGAGGAGGTGGCCCGTGGTCGTCGCACCGAAGAACGAGATCGGCTATGCCACCGAGGCGCGCAACTGGTGGAACTACGACGAGACCGAGACGACGCCAGAGCTGCAATGGCCGCTGTCGGTGACCGTCTACGACCAGATGCGCCGGCAGGACGCGCAGGTCGCCAGCGTGCTGCGCGCGGTGACGCTGCCAGTGCGGCGTACGCCGTGGCGCATCGATCCGGCCGGCGCGAAGGCTCGGGTGACGCAGTTCGTCGCCGACAACCTCGGCCTGCCCGTGGTCGGCAAGGAGCCGAAGGCGACGCTGCGCACCCGGGACCGGTTCTCGTGGCCAGAGCACCTACGTGACGCGCTGCTGATGCTGCCGTTCGGACACATGTACTTCGAGCAGGTCTACCGGCCCGACGAGGGCGGCGACCGGGCGAGGCTGCGCAAGCTGGCGCCCCGGATGCCGCGAACGATCGAAGAGGTCAAGGTCGCCCCCGACGGCGGTCTGGTCTCCATCACCCAGTACTCGACGATGACCTCGACGCGGCAGCGGCCCATCCCGGTCGACCGCCTCGTGGCGTACGTGCATGAGAAGGAGGGCGGCAACTGGCTGGGGTTCTCCCTGCTGCGCCCTGCGTACAAGCACTGGCTGATCAAGGACCGGCTGCTCAGGGTCGATGCGCAGACGATCGAGCGCAACGGCATGGGCGTCCCGCTGTACAAGGCCGCCGAGGGCGAGGAAGACCTGTCGGCCGGCCTGGCGATGGCCAGGGCGTGGCGCGCCGGCGAGACCGCGGGTTCTGCAGTGGCAAACACCGCCGACATGGTGCTGCGCGGCGTCGAGGGCACCCTGCCGCAGGCGCTGCCGTCGATCCGCTACCACGACGAGCAGATCGGCCGCGCCGTCCTTGCGCACTTCCTGAACCTGGGCACGCAGACGGGCTCGTGGGCGCTCGGCACCACGTTCGCCGACTTCTTCGTCCTGTCGCTGCAGACCCTCGCCCAGCAGATCGCCGACACGGCGACGCAGCACATCGTCGAGGACCTGGTCGACATCAACTTCGGCCCGACTGAACCCGCCCCGCGGGTCGTCTTCGACGAGATCGGCAGCAGGCAGGCCGCGACCGCGCAGGCGCTGAAGGCGCTCGTCGACGCGGGCCTGATCACCGCCGACGACGTGCTGAAGGAGACCGTGCGCCAGCAGTACGGCCTGCCGGCCATCGACAAGGCGACCACCGCGCCGTCGCGAGCGACGCAGCCGACACTGCCCGGAATCGACCCCGCCCCGGCGTCATGACCGAGCGGATCATGGCCGCCTGGAGTCCGGGTCAGAAGCGCGACCCTGACGGCCAGTGGTCCGACGGCATTCCCGGTCCGGCCGGCGACCCCCTGAAGCTCGCCGGCCGCATCCGGCTCGGCCCCGGCGAGACCTTCGGCGGCAGCGCCCGGATCCACGACAGCGCGGGCGACCAATCCGTCGTGATGGCCCGCATCGACGGCCCCGGCGGCTCCAGGCTCCGCTTCGGCGTGGTCAACCCGGACGACACCAAGGCGTGGCGGGCGGAGAACAAGGGCCGCACCGTCGAGCTGGACGCCGCCGGCGCGCGCGAGCTGCGCGACGCCGTGTCGAAGGCGGCGGCCGACGGCAGGCAGAACGTCTCGGATTTCCGCGGCGAGCTGCGCCAGGCCCACAAGCAGGACCGCCCGGCAGATCAGTGGCCCGGCCCTGAGGCGGATATCGCATCCGGCGTCGTCCGTGGCTCCGCATGGGGCGACGTGAACTGGAAGCTCACCCGCGAAGAAGGCGATGACTACTCCCCCGGCGGCGCCGACCTGGGCCCCGGCGGCTCATGGTCGCTGGCGATCGACCCGGCCCCCGACGGTGCCGACGAACGCCGCGAGCCGTTCTACATCGACTCCGCTTCGGCGGCCGGCAAGTTCACCAAGGCCATCACCAACCTCATGGGCGCCGAACCGGTGACCGCATCCCTCGAGCGCACCCACGGAGGGGACATGGCCGAGCTCCTCGGCGTCGAACTCGCCCGACCCGGCACCTGGCACCTGTCGTCCGGCCCTCGCGAATTCACCGCCGCGATGCTGCGCGACGCCGCCGACTTCTACGCCGCGTCCGGCAGCCAGCAGATCCCGTTGGGCTTCGGCCACCAGGACCGCCGCTTCGACGGCGACCCGGCGTTCGGGTGGCTGTCCAACGTCCGCTACGACGAGGACGACGACGGCCCCGTGCTGCTCGGCGACCTGGTCGAGCTCGACGAGTGGGTCGCCGCCGCCGCGCCCGCGCGCTGGCCGCACCGCTCCATCGAGGGCGTTGCCGGCGTCACCTTCAAGGGCCGCGAGTACGCCCTCGCCCTGACTCGCCTCGCGCTGCTCGGCTCGACTCCGCCCGGGATTCCGGTGCTGAAGTCGCTGTCCGACCTGCGCCAACTCGTATCCGCCGCGGCCGCCGAATCGGGCGCCGAGTGGATCGCCGCCAGCACCGAAGCAACCCCCGCGGGGGTCGAACCACCGTCACCAACGGAAGGAGCCGGGATGTACCTGGCCAAGTATCGAGAGGTTCTGGCCGGCCTTCCGGACGGCGCCTCCGACGACGAGGTGACCGCGGCCATCGCGGCGGCCGGACTCGTCGCGTCCCAGCCCGAGCCGAAGCCGGCTCCCAACCCCACCCGGGCGGCCGTTCCCGCGCCCACGCCGGAGCCCGAGCCGCAGCTGGTGTCGGCCTCTTCGGTCACCACCCCCGGAACCGTCCTGATCGCCTCGTCGGTGTGGGAGGAGACGCAGAACACCATCAAGCGTCTCGCCGCGCACGTCGACCAGGCCAAGCGGGACGAGGCCGACAAGGTCATCGCGTCGGCGGTCGAGCAGGGCAAGTTCACCCCGGCACAGAAGCCGCACTTCGCGAAGCTGTGGCTCGCCGACCCCGAGGGCACGAAGGCGCTCATCGAGGGCCTGACCCCGAACTCGGCGCTGGCGATCGCCGCGTCGGGATACGCCGACCTGGACGACAAGGAATTCGACCGCGAGTACGCGGGCCTGTTCCCGCCCGGCTCCATGACGAAGGGGGCCTGAGCCATGGCCGACTACCAGCCCGTCTTCACCGGCGGCGCCAAGCCGTGGACCGCGACCACCTCGGCGGCCGTGACCGGCCGGCGTGTGCTCGTCGAGTCCGGCAACGGCACCGTCGCGATGGCCGGCGCCGACGCCGCCGACGTCGTGGGTGTGGCCGCGTTCGACGCGGGCTCCGGCGCGAAGGTCACCGTGTGGCCGATCGACGGCGTCATCCACGAACTCGAAGCTTCCGGCGCGCTGGCTACCGGCGCGGGCGTCGTCACCGATGCCAACGGCCAGGTCAAGACCGCCACGATCGCGACCGCTGCCGCTGCCGGCACGCTCATCGGCACCGCCACCACCACCGCCGCTGGATCGCCGCTGCTGCTGCGCGTCCAGGGCCGCCGGTAACCCCGAGAGGAGTAAGCAGTGCCCACTACCTACCCGGCAGCTGCGCCCACCCTTTCGGGCGACACGCTGTCGATCAGCCGCTTCCTGCAGAACCCGACCGCCATCGGCCGGATCCTGCGCACGTTCCGCAACCTGCGGTTCGTGTCCGACCAGATCCTCACCCAGCGGTTCCGCTCGAGCGGCGGCGCCGTCACCTACGAGCAGTCCGAGCCGTTCGTCTCGGACCGCACCGTCGAGGCCGTGGCGCCCGGGTCCGAGTACCCGTTCGCGTCGCTGCCGACCGGCACGGCCGCGGTCGCCGCGATCGTCAAGTGGGGTCAGAAGACCCGCCTCACCGACGAGGAGATCGCCCGCTCCGTCTACGGCGGACAGGCCATTTCGCGCAGCATGCAGAAGGTCGTCAACTCGATCATCCGCCAGGTCGACGCGGTCACCATGTCAGCGATTCAGGCGGCCCTCGCGGACACTGCCACGACGGGCATCTGGGACTCGGCGACGCTCGCGACCCGCAAGCCGCTCGACGACATCCTGCTCGCCGTGCAGCGCATCGAGGACCGCAACCAGGGCTACCGCCCGGACACCCTGGTCGTGTCGCCGAAGGCCTACACCTACCTGATGCTCAACGACACCATCGCGACGCTGCGGCGCCGCGAGGCCACGGACAACCCGATCTACACCGGGATGATCGAGACCGTCGCCGGGCTGACCGTGCTGAAGACGCCGGCGCTGACGACTACCGCGCTGGTGGTCGACTCGAACATGCTCGGCGGCATGGCTGACGAGGTCGACGGCGCGCCTGGCTACGGTGTGGCCGACCTGGCCGTTCAGATCAAGTCGATCCGTCAGGAAGAGCTGGACGCCTGGGACCTGCAGGGTCGCCGCAAGACGGTGCCGATCGTGCAGGAAGCCGGCGCTGGCGAGGAGATCACCGGGGTGGTGTCCTGATGGGCTTCGTCGTGACTGCGCCGTACCTGACGGCGCGCGTGAAGGACGACTTCGGTTCGGACGTGGTGCGGGAGTTCTACACCGGCGGCGTGCTGCCGAAGGACACCCACCCGGACGACGTCGAGAAGCTCGTCCGCAAGGGCATGGTCGCCGAGCAGGGGTCGGACGATGCCGACGCCGCGGTCCCGGTCGGCCAGCCGGTCCAGTTCGACCAGGCCGGCATGCCGGTGGCTCCGAAGCCGGGACCGCCGGCCAAGGCTTCCGCCGCCAAGCCGGGGGCCCGCCCGGCTGCCGGCAACAAGGACTGACCCGCCGTGGCCGACCTGTTCACCCTGCCCGAGCTCGCCAGCTACATGCAGCGCGAGCTCGACGCCGAGTCGGCGACGAACGCGCGCCGGGTCGCATCGGGGTGGCTCGGGTCGGCCACCGGGCTGTCCGAATGGACCGAGCCGGTCCCGGACGACCTGTGGACGTGGGCGCTCGAGCTGGCCGAGATGGCCTACGGCAACCCGTCCGGGTACGCATCGGAGACAATCGACGACCACGCCATCACCTTCAACCGTGCACGCCGCGCGGACATCCTCGAGGCGGCGCGCAAGAAGTACTCGACCGGTTCGACGCCGGTGTACTCGTTCCCCGAGCCGGACTGGTCGTGGACGGCCGTGCCGTCGACGCTGGAGGCCTGATGCGCGCTGCCCTGCTGACCGTGCCTGAGCGCCGCTGGGAATGCCCGAACTGCCCGGCAATCGACGTCACCCGCGAGGCGCAGCCGCACTCCCGGTTCCACAACTGCGCCGGTCTGGCCGGCCTTTCTGCCCCGATGGTCCCGGCCGGCACCCGCGCCAAGGTCGAGGCGGTCGAACGCGAGGACTACATCGGCAGCGAGGACGTCCAGTACGACGGCGACGGCCGCCCGGTCATGGCTGTGGTCACGACCCGCGACGACGGCAACGACGTGACGGTGTACGCGCCGACGGCGCACGGGAGGCTCGGATGAGCGACGCAGGCGGGGCCGCCTTCAACCCGATGGTCCGCACCGAGGACAACACTCCGGCTCCCGAGCCGGACGACGAGCGCGTCGATGAGCGCGACTGTAACGACCAGGCCGATGACGGCCAGACCACCGGAGAGGACGGGTCGTAATGGCCTTCGGCAGTAGCAGCGCAATCTTCCGGGCCTGGCCCCTCGCCATCTTCGGCCAGGGTCAGACCGCCGCGGTTCTCCCGGCCGGGTACGCGGGCCTGGGTGCGGACACCGTCAAGGTGGCCCTGTTCAACAACACGGTCACCCCCGACAAGGATGCCGCGCTCACCTCGACCGGCTACAACACGGGCACGTGGACGACCGGCAACGAGGTCACCGACGCCACCAACTGGACGGCGACCGGCCGCACCCTAGCATCGAAGACGCTGACCAACCCGGCGACCGGCGTGTTCATGTTCGACGCCGCCGACACGGCCGGCGGCGGCAACGTCACCCTGTCGAACGCCTACGGCTGCCTCGTCTACGACGACACGATCACGGCCGGCACCGGCGGCATCGCCGACCAGGGCGTCTGCTTCAACAGCTTCGGCGGGGCGCAGTCGGTCACGGCGGGAACGTTCACGATCGTGTGGGCCGCCAACGGGATCCTGCGCATCACGGTCTGATGCCCGTCGCGGTCAAGAACACGGCCCACTTCAACCTGTCGCCGGACGTTGCGGCGCCGACAGCCGCGTTCACCCGCGGCACCCAGGTGGGCGTCCCGACCGGCACGACTCTGACCAGCCGGTCCACTCTCGGCTCCCCGACGGCAACCGAGACGTTCGTCATCACGCACCCGGTCACCGCCGCCAGCGTCGAGCTGGACGTCAGCGTGTGGCGGCACATCCGCTTCACCGACACCATCACCCCTGGGCCGGGGTCGGGCGTGACGTACCTGTTCGACGAGTGCTCGTTCGAGGGCATCGGCAACTGGTGTGTCGAGGTGAACGGGGCCGGCGCGACGGCGAACGTCATGCAGCCGCTGGTCGTGTTCAACCGGTGCAACTTCGACGGCGGCGGGCTCGGAACCACCGACAAGTGCCTGCTCGGCGGCCACTGCTGGGTCATCGACTCGGACATGCGCGGCGCGGAGGACGCCTGGTCGGGCTGGTACTACTGCGTGGCGAGCGGCTCCAACTTCGTCGCGTTCGGGGCCACGGCCGAGATGCATTCCGACGGCGTGCAGTGCACTGACATCGGTCGGGCCACGTTCTACCACTCGTGGATCTCCGCCGGCACCGGGCCGGGCGCGAGTCAGGCGTTCCGGGTCGGCACTGAAGCTGGGGCCGCGCAGGACATCGACGTGCGGTACTGCGGCCTCGACCGCGGCGGGTACGCGATGCAGTTCCGCGGCGACGCCGGCGCAGGCGACATCACCAACGTCACGGTGGTCGGGTGTCGGTGGACCCGCGAGCACGCGTTCGGGCCGATCGACGTCGAGCAGACGACCGGCATCACCTGGACCGACAACGCCTTCGTCGACGGCGAGTCGATTCCCTCGCCGTAGGAGGCCTGCGTGGCGGCTCCGACGCTGACCTCAAGTGCTGGTTCGGACTACACGGACAACGCCGCGGTCAGCGAGGTCACCGGCACGCTGACCTGGAACTCGGGCGACCGGATCCTGGTCGTGGCGATGACCGAGGACCAGAGCTTCACCCTGAACACCCCGACCGCGACGGGCCTGACGTTCTCCGCGCTGGGTTCGGCGGTCACGCCCAGCAACTCGTGCTGGCTGCACGCCTGGTCGGCGACGGCCGGCTCGTCCGGTTCCAGTGCGGTCACCGCGACCCGGGCCGGCGGTACCGGCGTGGCGATGCGCGGCATCTACGCGTTCGCGTACGGAGGCTGCACCGGGTTCGCGCGGACGAACAAGGCGGGTGTCGACGGGACCGAGACGGTCAGCGTCACCCGCACCCAGGCGAACTCCGCGGTCGTCGGCTGGGCCGCCGACTGGTCGGCTTCCGGCACGAGCGGTATCGGCTGGACTCCGGCCGGGCAGACGCAGCTGGTCGCCCAGACGAATGCCGGCGCGACCGCGGTCGTCGCGCACTGGGGCGACCAGGGCGCGACCGGCACCACCGCGTACGGCACGACCAGCCTGCCCGGTACGGCGTTCACCGTCGCCGCCGTCGAGGTGCTCGGTTCGGCCGGTGCGAGCCCCGCCGCAGGCGAGGCTGCCGGCACGGGCGCAGCGCAGACCCCGACCACCGCGGTCGCCGTCGCCGCCACGGAGAGCACAGCCGCGGGCACGGCGTTCGGCGCGACAGCCTCGTCCTCGGGCGCGCCAGCCGCGGGCGAGGCGACGGCGGCCGGCGTTGCCCACGCCCCCACGGTGAGCACGTCCGGCAGCGGCACGCAGTCGCTGTTCACCAGCCAGACTCCGGCGGGCAGCTTCTCCGACGGCGCGCCTGGTATCGCTACCGCCACGACCGTCCGCTTCGCGCAGGCCGGCCAGGTCTCCGACATCGCGTTCTACGCGAGCAGCAGTGTCTCTGGCACCTACACCGCGGCGTTCTACTCGGTTGACGGGTCCGACCCGGGCACGGGCACGCTGCTCGGCAGCGCCACGATGGGCGGCGCGCCGACGCCTAGCGCGTGGAACACAGTCCCAATCACACCGGTCTCGGTCACTGCAGGTGTCCCGTACCGGGCGGTCATCTTCTCCGGCGACGGCCGTTACGTCGCGACGTCGTCGTTCTTCACCTCCGACCTGGTCAACGGCGACATCACCGCCGACGCCGACGGCGACACGGTCGGCGGCTTCGTCATCGACCAGGGCACGTACCGGATCGACGCGACGCTCGGCTACCCGAACTCCAACGGCGGCGGTTCCTGCTACTTCGTCGATGTCGTCTTCTCCACCGCCGCGGGCGGCTCCCCGTCCGCCGGTGAGGCACCAGCGACCGGCGCGGCCCAAAGCCCTACCGCCGCAATCGCCGCCAACAGCACCGAGGCCACCGCGACCGGCAGCGCGCAGACACCGGCCGCCGCAGCCGGAGCGAACACTGCCACCGCGGCCGCGACCGGCGCGGCCCAGACGCCGTCGGTCGGCTCAACCGTCAACGCCGGCACCCCGACGGGCGTCGGCACGGCGGAGTGGGACTCCGGGGCGTCGATCAGCCTGGACCTGATCGCGGACAACCCGGTCGAGGGCGCGGCCGCCGCCTTCGACGCCACTGTTTCAACCGCTTCCGCCGTCAGCGCGAACGCCACCGCCGCGGCCGCCGCCGGCGTAGCCCAGGACCCCGCGGCTGCGCTCGGCACCAACGCAGCGGACGCCACCGCGGTCGGCACCACGTCCGGCCCGACCGTCACGACCAGCTCGTCGGCGTCCGCCCCGGCCGGCGAAGCGACCGGATCGGGCACGGCCCAGACGCCGACCACCGCGATGACTGTAGACGCGGGCGTCGGCACGGCGACCGGGCAGGCACTCGACCCCACGGTCTCGACGTTCGCTGGCACGGCGGCCCCTGCCGGCGAGGCGACCGCTACGGCCGAGGCGAACGGTGCGACCGCCGCGGTTCAGGTCTTCGCCGGCGCCGCGGAGTCCACCGGTGCAGCCGTCGATCCGAGCGTGCTGATCGGTGGGCCTGGCTCGGCGCTCGCAGGCGTGGCCACCGCGACCGGCGCGGCCCACTCGCCACGGGTGCGTAAGCGGATCCCTCGCCCGTATTCCGGTGTCGTCGTCCGCCCATACGCCGGCACCATACCCAGGCCCTGAGGGAGGCGTGATGCAGCTGCACGACACCATCACCCGCCTGCGCGCCCCGCTGGTCTCCGCCGGGTACGGCAACTCCTCGCGCAACTGGGCGGCCGCCACCGAGACGGACTTCCTTGTGCACTGGTCGACGAAGTCGGTCAACGAGGTGATCGGCGACGAAGCCAAGACCATCACCCGGGGCAAGATCTTCGGCGACCACACCCTGGACCTGGAGTCGACGGACCGGGTCGTGTTCGACGGCGACACCTACGAGGTCGACGGCGACGTCATGCGCTCGTACCGGCAGGGCCAGTTGCACCACGTCCGCGCCATGCTGCGCCGCGTCACGACGGGCTAGCGCCTGCGGGTCTTCCGGCGGTAGGCGCGGTGCATAGCGGCTACGCGCGGGTGGCGGCGGCGGAAGAGCACCCAGTAGCCGTACGGGTTGAAGTCGGCCAGCGGGAATGTGACGGATGCGCTGAACGTGCGTCCGGCGAACGGGAGCGGCGCCAGGTCCACCTCGTCGAGCGGGTCGGTGGGCACGTACGGCAGTTCGAACGGCTCGGCCACACCCAGTGGCGTCCACGTACTCAGGTCCTCGATCGACGTCCCGGCAGGCGCGTAATACAGCATCCGCCCAGCTTAAGGCCAGTGCCGGAGGTGAGCTGTGGCGTTTGCCGTGCTTCCGGACATGGAGCAAGAACTCGTCACCTTCCTCGCCGCTCACGCCAGCCTCACCCCGCTGATCGGCGGCCGCGTCTCGACCGAGCTGGCCACCGACCTTGCCTGCCTGCAGGTGACCGCGCTCGGCGGGACGCAGCCGTGGCCGTGGGAGGCCACCGTCGAGTTCCAGCTCTCCGCGTGGGCAGCCCGCGACGACGGCGACAAGGCCGCCGCGAACCTGCTCGCCCGCACCGCCGCGAGCGCCGCCTATGACCTTGTCGGCCAGGCCGTCACCGACGGCCACGTCACCGGCGCTGACGTGCGCCTCGCACCGCTGTGGTCGCCCGACGAGGACACCAACCGGCCCCGCTACCGCTGTGACGTGGCCTTCACCGTTCACCCCGCATGACCAGGAGGAGCACCGTGGCTGAGCGCCATTTCCTTGTGGTGAAGGACATCGCCCCCAGCGGCGTCCTTGCCTACACCGAAGGCCAGACCATCACCGAGCAGGCCGTCAACGACAACGGCTGGCAGGACCACGTCGCGGCGCTCGGCACCAAGGCCGCCGCCGAGGTCCAGGCCAAGATCACCGGCCGTCCGGTCGAGGACTTCCAGACCACCGGCACGCGCGCGAAGAGCTCCGGCTCGGACAGCGCCACCGCGACCAAGACGGAGGGCTGATCCGTGGCTGTTCCCCCGATCACTCCAGCAGCGATCCAGACCGGCCCTGGCCGGATCCGGTACGCGCCGCTGCTGACCGCCATCCCGTCGTTCGCCGCAGTCGGGTCAATCTTCAACCCGACGTGGACGAACTGGCTCGACGCCGGCCCGACCGACGCGGGCATGACCTACACCGAGGCGACCGAGACCGCTGAGATCCGTGTCGCGGAGTCGAAGTACGCGGTTCGAACGGTCGTCACCTCCAAGACGAGCCGGATCTCGTTCGTCGCGAACGAGATCACGGACGTGATCTGGAAGCTCGCCATGAACGGCGGCTCGACCACCGTCACCGGCTCGACGACCACGAAGTCGGTCGAGTACGTGCCGCCGCTGGCCGACGCCGAGGTTCGCGTGATGCTGGCGTTCCAGTCGAACGGCAACGACGAGATCCTGGTGTTTCCGCAGGTCTTCAACGTGGCTCAGGTCGAGTACGTGCGCGGCAGCTTCGAGACCAAGGCCGGGCTGTCGTTCGAGATGAATGCCGAGATCCCCGCGACCGGCTACACCACGCCGTACAAGCGATTCACCTCGGGCGCGCTCGCCCTGGCCGTCTGATCCACCTGATCGACGGGACCGGATTCCTGGCGGCGTCCGGTCCCGTCCAAGCCGCCAGCGCCGCCACAGGAGAAGCAATGCCGGAACCGACACCGCTCGACATGACCTCGCACGGGCCCGTGGAACTGTCCGACGACGCGTTCGCCGCGACTGAGCTGGTCGCGGGCGGCAGTCTGATCGAGCAGGATCTCATCCTCAAGGCGAACGCGGGTGCCATGCTCACGTTCGCGGTGTGGAGCCTGCCGAAGGACACCGTCCTGGCCCTCTTCAAGGACGCGCCGTCCGCCTTCCAGCAGGCGTACATGGCCGCGTTCAAGGCCTACGGGCTCGGTGAGACCCGGTGAAGCTCGGCTCATTCGGTGCGGCCGCCCGGGAGCTCGACCCGGAAGCGGAACGCGACACCTTCGACTTCTTCGACAGTGAGTTCACCGTCCACGGCATCATCCCGCCGATGCTCGTTATCCGACTCGGCGCGCTCATGCACGGCGAAATCGGCAGCGTCGAGGGTTTCGCCGTGGTCTACAAGGCCCTGCAATACGCCCTCACCATCCCTGGTGATCCGGCCTCCAAAACTGATCCAGACTGGTCCGAGTTCGACCGGTTTGAGGAACTGGCCACCGACCGCAGGTGCACCATCGAAGAGCTGCTCAAGCTGGCATTTTCGCTGGTAGGTATCCAGGTCGATTTTCCTACCGGGCCGCAGCCCACCTCGCCGGATGGGCTGCCCATAACTTCCGACAGCTCGAACTCATCTGCCTCGGATACCCAGGACTCGCCCACCTCGGCATCGGGCGCCCTGGTCTCGGCTGGCTGAACGACATCTCCACCCGGCTGCTGCTGAACATCACCTATGAGCACCTGCGCGCGGGGCGCCAGCACGGCGACGACTGCAAGCCCGGCCAGGTCAACCCCGAATGCGGCCTGTGCGGCTTCCACCAGCAGCTGGCCGCGCCGGTCCTGGAGTCCGAGATAGCCGAGGAACGGCGCATTCGCGCCGTGGTCGACGCGATCAACAGCGCCCGTGCTCCGGGCTGAAGGGCGGCTGCCGTGCGCATCGACAACCGGCCCAGCGACCCGCGGGCGCTGCGCGATCTCGCCAACAGCGCCGGCCCGCAGGACGAGGCACGCAGGGTCGCTAAGGCCGTTCAGCGCGACGCTCGGCGCGGTGCCCCGAAGCGATCCGGCAACCTGGCCCGGCATATCGCCGTCGAGGAGATCACCGACCTGGACACTGGTATCGAGGGCTTCGCTGTCGGCTGGGGCGACAAAGGCTGGTACGGCTGGATCGTCGAGAACGGCCGGGAGGGTGTGGCGCCACGGCCGCACCTTGTGCCGGCGGCGATCAAGAACGGCGTCATCGCGCCCGGTGGTGACCGGTGAGCGTCCTTCGCCGCGCCTACATCGAGGTAACTCCGGACGTCAGCAAGTTCGACACGAGCCTGAGGACGCAGCTCGCTCGGCAGGACGCCGGCGGCAAAGCCGGCAAGCAGCTCGGCGGCCAGCTCAATCGGGCGCTGGCGCGGCTGGACTTGCAGTCGATCGACGTCAAGGCGGACCCGAAGTCCGCCCTTGCCGCGATCGGCACCACCGAGGCGCGCCTGCAGGCGCTGTCGCGTACCGCCTCCACCGTTGAGATCAAGGTCCGCGCCGAGCAGGCACTGAAGGAGATCGGCCGGTTCCGCAAGACCCTCGGCGACGTCGGCGGCGATGCAGCACCCGAGCTCGCGCTCAGCCTGACGCAGCGCCTCGGCCCCCTGCTCGCCAAGATCCCCATCGGCGGCCCGATGTCGGTCGGCCTGGCCGCCGCAGCCGCATCTGCCGCGCCACTGCTGGGCGCCGCGGTGGCCGGTGGGATCATCGGCGGGGCGGGAATCGGCGGCGTCGTCGGTGGCCTGAAGCTGGCGGCCAAGGACGAGCGCGTCCAGTCCGCCGCCAAGGACCTCGGCGACCAGCTCTCCGACCGCCTCAACCAAGCCGGCGGCGCGTTCGTCGGCCCTGCCCTAGCCGGCCTCAAGGAGGTCCGCCGGGCCCTCAGCGCGATCGACATCGAGGGCATCCTCGCCAAGTCGTCGACGTTCGTGCAGCCGCTGACCGCCGGCGTCGCCTCGGCCGTCATCGACCTGGGCGAGGCGCTGGGCAAGCTCGTCGACAATGCTGTCGGGCCGATCGCGGCGATCAGCGACGGCATCGCCCTGATCGGCAAGCGCGCCGGCGAGGGCATGTCGAGCCTGGCCGACAACAGCGCCGCAGGCGCGGACGCGCTCCGCACCCTGTTCGACGTCGTCGGCAGCGTAACCCAGTCGACGTTCCAGCTGGTCAACGCCCTCACCGAGCTGTACGAGATCAACAAGGCCATCGGCGGCGACTTCGGACTTCAGGCCATGCTGAAGTTGACCGGCGGCGAGATGGAGAGCGGCACCTTCTCCGCTCGCAAGCTGGCCGGCGGCTACAACGAGCTGAACGGCACCACCATCAAGGTGACGCTGTCCGCCGAGGAGCTGAAGAAGAAGCAGGAGGGCCTGAAGGCCGCCAACGAGGCGCTCGCCACCTCCCAGCAGGGCCTGCAGCGCACCCTCGACTCGCTCGGCGGCAAGAACACCACCGCGGCGCGGACCTCGGACGCGCTGCGCGCCGCGATGGACAACCTCTACGGCGCGGCGATCCGCAACACCGACGCGAACGAGGCGTACCAGGCCAGCTGGGACGACCTGTCGTCGTCGGTGAAGACGAACAAGGCGACGCTGGACATCAACTCGGCGGCCGGCCGCGCCAACCGCGACGTGCTCCAGGGACTGCTCGGCAGCAACAATGACCTGTACCTGGCGAACATCGCCGCCGGCCAGTCGGTGGACTCAGCGCGCAAGAAGCACGAGAACCGCACCGCGGCGATCGTCAAGGAGGCCGACAAGCTCGGCTTCAATGAGAAGAAGACCCGCGACCTGATCAAGACGTACGGGCAGATCCCGCCGCGGAAGGCGACGGATCTCGTCGTCGAGGGCATCAACCAGGTCGTCATCGAGCTGAAGCGGGTCTACCTCGCGCAGCGCGCCCTGGCCGAGGGCAAGACCATCAACGCTGTGCGGTACGAGGGCACCGCGGCGATGCGCTCGCTGCACACGGGTGGCTATACCGGCGACGGCGGCAAGTACGAGCCCAAGGGCATCGTGCACGGCGGCGAGTGGGTCGTGAACAAGGAGACCACCGCCAAGGTCCGGCGGCAGGCGCCGGGCTTCCTCGAGGAGCTGCACGCAACCGGCAAGCTGCCGGGATACGCCCGCGGCGGCCTGGTCGCTCCGGTCGAGACCTCGAAGTACATGCGGTTCCCGGTCGACGTGTCCGACTCCTACGTGATGCCGAAGGCGCTGGCGCTATCGAAGGTGATCCCGGCGGTACCTTCCGGCGGGCGCACCGGGCCATGGATTGAGCGGGCTGCGAAGGCGATCGACTCGGCCGCCCGTGTTATTTCCGGTTTCCGGCCGGGTGCCCGGACCTTGTCTGGCAACCAGTCGCTGCACGCTCTGGACCGTGCTCGAGACTTCTCGCCCAGCCGGAAGCTGGCCGAGGGCTGGGACCGGCTGTACGGCAGCCGCACCACCGAGGCCATCACGCCTTACCAGCAGTTCAACCGCCTGCACGGCAGGCGGCACCGTTACACCGGCGCGGTCTGGAATCAGCACAACTTCGCCGGCGGCAACGCCCACGACCACATCGCCATGGATGACGGCGGCTTCCGGATGCTGCAGCCGGGCATGAACATGATCCCCAACGGCACCGGTAAGCCGGAGCCGATTGCTGGCCCGGCGGCCATGAGGGCGATTGCCGGCGACACCATCATCGTGAACATCCACAGCGGTGTGATCGTGAAGTCGAAGCGTGACGCCGAGGACCTGGTCGTCGAAGCCGTCCGGGCAGCCCGGGACAAGCGGAGGATTTAGTGGCCTCCAACGGGTATGCCGTCGGCTACGACTTCTCCGGTGCCGGCGACTTCACCGGCCCGTACGACGACGTCACCAGCAAGGTGCTCGACGACGTCCTCGAGGTGGTCTACGGCCGCGACTCGGCTCGGGCGAACGGGCCGATGGTCTCGGGCACGTTCGAGTTCAGCTTGGACAACGGCGACAAGCGCTACTCGAACGCGAACACCGCCTCGCCGCTCGCGGGCCGAGTCACCTCCGGCCGCAAGGCGAAGGTGTCCTACCTCGGCACGGATCTGCTGGTCGGCGTCGGCAAGTCGGTGAAGATCGACCTGGACGACCCGGCGAAGGCCGCCCGGTTCGACGTCATCGACGCCTGGGGCCTGCCTGGCGCGGAGAAACTGTCGACGCCGCTGCACGCCGGCGTCCGCACGGGCACCGCCATCGGCCTGATCCTTGATGCCATCGGCTGGACCGGCGGCCGCGACCTCGACTCCGGCGCCACCTGGATCCCATGGTGGTGGGCCGAGGGCGAGGACGCGGCGACAGCCATCGACCGGCTCGTTGCCTCCGAGGGCCCGCCGGCCATCGCCTACGTGCAAGGTGGAACGTTCGTGTTCCGCGATCGGCACCACCGGATCACGCGCACCGAGAGCATGGTCTCGCAGGCCACGTTCACCGGCGCCCTCGCGACCGCCGGCCCGGGCGGCGCGCTGAAGGTCCTCACCAAGCGCGAGTACGACGACGGCCTGACCTACATCGCGAACGCGGCGACGTTCTCCGTCGATCAGCGTGCGCCGGCCGCCGACACCGTGGTGTGGTCCTCCGACGACGCGATCAGCCTGGGCGCCAACGACACCGTGGTGCTTGAGGCGTCCGCCACCGACCCGTTCTACGACGCGTCGATCGTGGCGACCACCGACGGCACCGTGACCGCCACGCTGTCCCGCACATCCGGCCGAGCGGTCACCGTCACCCTCACGACCGGCGGGGCCCCGGCGATCGTCACCCGCCTGGCCATCACCGGCATCTCGCTGCCGGTCGTGCGCACGGTCAAGGTGGGCGCGCAGGACGACGCTGCCATCGGCTCCGGGGTACGCGTGGAGTG